GAAGAATTAGATGAAAAAGAAATATTCTATATAGAATTTTGTAAAGATAAAGATATAAATCCTCAAAATTTAGGGGCCGTAGCTTTAGGTAAGAAGAAAATATATAAAGGTTGGAAATGTAAAGTTGAAATAAAATTGATTAAATAAAAAGGGCCAATTGGCCCTTTTTATTATTATAACCAAATGTTATAATTAAGCTAAATTACGGATGCTGAAAATTCTATAATAAACATTTTTACGAGCATTTAAAGCACCAGCACCTAGGGTTAATCCCTCTGCAAATGGATTGGCAACCATGCCGTAACGTAACTTATATGCTAATCTTGGTTGGAAGTTAGCTGGATCAACTGCTTTATATAACTGTAGTGGAATATATGGTGCATAGAATAAACCTGCATCATAAGGAGTACCACCTTTATAACCTACGCAAGCAAGTTCATAACCATTTGAGTAACCGCCAAAGTAAGGATCAATATAAACCTTAAACTGATTAGCGAAAGTACCAGCAAAAGTGTTACCAGTATCATCTACTTCTAAATCAGATTGTAGAGCAGCCTGCCAGTTAAATTCTTTGGTCATTGATAAAGCAGATGCTACGTCAGAGGAAACGATAAGAATATTACCTTTACCGCGACGAGTTTCTTTAGCAATAACGTTTGCTTCACGTTTTAATTGGAAAATTAAACCAGCAAAACGTTCGATTAAGTGACGGCCATTAGAATCAGTATCTAAATCGAAAGTGCCTTTGGTAGTAGTAGCAAACTGACATCCAGGCTTGGCAACAGTATAAATAGTGCGAATTGCTTCACGGTTAATTTCTGCAAGAACTTCAGTTGCAAGCATATTGGATAGTTCGGCTTCAGCATTTAGGCCATGAATTGAGTATAAATCCTGTGCCATTTCAACTGAATAGTTGGCCATAATAGCGCGAGATTTTGCTGTTACGGTAACAGAATCAATACTAATACCCATTTCTGCAATTGGAGTACCGCCGGAATTGCCTAATTGTTCAGCAGTAGCGGTAGGCATTGCAACACCAGTTGAGAATGCATTTGCATTAGCAACATTAGCAACTGGATTAGTAGAAGTATCAGTAGTAGGATCTAGGCCAACAATACCAGTAAAGATAGTATTGGCTTCATTATAAAATGCTTCGTTACCATTTTGTGCACCATAACGTGAACGGAAAGCGAAGATTTTACCAGTAGGACCAGTCATAGGCTGTACGCCCATAACATCATAAGCCAATAGATTAGGAATAGAACGGCGTAGTAATGAGATTAAGATTGGATCATATTTATCAATACTACCAGTTAAGTTAGTTGGAGTAGTTTCCATTAACATTGAACCAGCGGCTTGATGTTTCTTATTCTGATTATCAATATGAGTTGATTCAAGAATTTGAGCTAAATCTCGGCGTTTATAACGATTTAGTTTTGGTGCATCTTCAATATCTAAAACATGTGACCATTTTTCGGTCAACATATCTAAGTGACTTTCAAATTCTGTTAGCTGACCTTGATTGTTATTTTCCATTTTAAATATAACTCCTTTAATATACTATAATATTATTTATAAAATTCTGTATTTATATTATTTCTTTCGTAAATCTTTCTGTATTTGGCGAACATATGCAGAAAATTCATTTGGAATTTGTTTTTTTACTTCATTTTTTTCCTCTATAGTAACAATTGATTCATTTAGTTGTGATTGAATATATCCAGTTGTATTAGGTTTAGATGAAGGAACATAAGCTTCACGAATAGTTTGTAGATTCTTTCTGAAACTATCTTCTGAAATAAAATCTACAGATTTAGAAAGATTCTTAATTTTTTGTGCTTGAGTTAAGGTAAGACCTTCAGTAACTTCCTCAACAATAGAATCTTTTTTAGATTCAGAAAGTTGTTTAGCTAAAGAAACATTTTTATTAAGTTCTTCATTAAGGGAAACTTCTAATGTTTCTACTCTACTAACCAATTCTTCAACAATATCTACCTTTTCATCAGGAATATCAATATAATGTTCAATGAAAAGATTCTTTAATCCAGCCATAAAATCTTCTGCAATTTCAGTTCGTAGACCTTTTTCGATTGCAATTTGATTTTCTTTAATAAATTCTGAAGCAAAGTAGTCGATATATTGAGAATTCTTTTCTTCTAATTCTTCTTTAATAGATTCAATAGTAGAATTAAATTCTTCGACTAATTTGGATTCAATTTCAGCAATTTGAGCCTCAACTAATTTTTCTACTTTAGTATTTACGGCAGCTTCAAAAATTAGATTGGCTTTAGATTTGAAATCTTCAGATAAATTTTCACCAGAGAAAATAGCTTCAATATCCTCATTATAATTATATTTTAGAGGAATTTGTCCAGGAGTTTGAACTTGGGCCTGAAAAGGATTAGTTGCTAGAGTAGGAATTTGATATGATGCAGGAACACCAGTAGCAATAGAATTAATATCTTCTGGTTGTTGTTGAGTATAAACAGAAGATTGAGCGGAATCGGTGCGACCTACAGAAGTTTGTAATGGTTGTCCTTGTGTGGTATTATCAGTTCTACCTTGACCAAATTGATCTTGTGGATCTTTTGGAGGAATACCAGGATAATTTGCGCGAGGAGTACCAATTAGATATTCTGGTAGTGGATCAGCACTTGTATTAGGGGATTGACCAGTAGGAACAGCATTTTGGGGTAAATTATCAGTTCTACCAAGACCAAACTGTTCTGCGCTTGCTCTTTTCTGTAAAATATTTTGTTGAAATTGATCGGCTGAATTTTCCAAAATCTTTTCAGCAGCTTCAGTTAATTTTGTCTTTTTTGTCGCCATTTTATATAAAACTCCTTAAAATTAAATAATTCTTGATATAATATTATTTATAAAATATTTTATTATTGAGGTTCTGTCTGAGATTTTAATCCTAAACCAGCACCAAGACCACCAAACATGGCAGCCAAACCAGTAGAAAATTCTTGATAGTTAAATACTACACCTAAATAAATTACAGAATAGAATGTTAATGTTATATAAGAAATGAATCCTAATAATCCAAGCCATCTAAGAATGTCATGTGTGGCGTTATCGCGGCCAGTTAGTAATTGGTTAGTAATTTTTTGTATATTCTCTAACATATATATATATATATCCTATAGTTTCTTTAAAAGATTTCCCCAAAGTAATAATCCAACATTCTCTATTTCTGATTGAGTTGGTTTACTTTTATAAACTTCATTAATAATAACTTGTGATTCCTGAATAAATTGAGGAACCCATTCTTGTTTAATAGAGTCATAAATCCAATCAGCAGATTCCATTAATCCAGTAACATAGCAATCAATTCCTGAAGGTGCTAATACACAATCAACTGAACGTAAACTAAAATCTTCTTGTACTACATTAATTCCACCTTTAGGTTTTACTGAACCTAAAGCTTTAGATGACATACCAAAAGAACCTTGATCTTCAATAATAGAAATAATCATTTGTCCATTTGGATTATTTAATATAGAAGCTTTTCCATAAACATCATTTCCTTCAAAACGCAATTCTCTTATTCTATGCGAAACTTTATCTTCTGGAATTTTTGGAGTATCTAAATGTCCATTTGTACCATAAGCACGATTTTTGTTTACTTCTTCTCTAATATAACGATCAACTTCCTTTCTCATTGTGTTGTAAGGATAAACACGTTTATTTCTGTTTGGTTTTTCAGCTTGCATGAAAATGCCTTCCATGAAATAACGCCTTTTTCCTGTTTCTGTTTCTTCTGTTAATATTTGGAAATCATCAATTTCCTCTACTAATAGTTTCATTTCTTCGATTCCTTTTTAATAATTAATCCTCCGTATAAAACTTTTCTAATAGATTTTATAATAAGAGAATTATTTTTTATTTCCTTATTTTTTCTAATTTTATTGATCTTATTAACATCTTTAATTTTCACAATCCTAAACTTTTTCGTTTTCTTAATGAAATCATTCTTTTTCTTAGAATGATATTTCTCTTTGCTAAACGTTTATATTTAGAAAGTCTGGATGCCAATCTCCTATT